GACAACACTCTCGTGTATCTGATAAGCGAGAGCGTCTCGGCTCCGATTTTGAACACCTCGCCATCGATGCGGTTACAGGAAACATTCCAGCCGCCGTCATTGACGGAGTCAAAACAGTTGTCGACGCAGTGGCAATACAAAAATCCTCTCGTCTCGTCCGCGAAGGCTCTGCTGTCCATCCGCGAGCATCCAGGTATCCGGCTCAAACCGCCACAACCCGCGCCGTCGAAACCAACCCTGGACCTCCAAAACCAAGGCGCAGACGCTCGGCCCTATCGCTCCCTCCAGGGCGCGTCAAGGCTGCCGTACGCCGCGCCCTTAGGTCCCGCCGACGCAACCCACCTCGCAATGGAAATGGACGCTCCCCCGGAGTACTAGCCGCCCAGCTCGGTGCCACTCGAGCACCTCAATCCGTCAACCGCCGCCGCAAGATGCGCTTCACCGCTATGTCTGACAACACCATTACCTTGGAAGGCCATGATTTCATGGCCACTGTCAGCGTGCCCACCTCTCTCAGGCCCGGTGACCGCATCCTTGTGGCCGACGTCCACCCCCTAGCTATCGTCGGGTCTTCCCGTTTGGGGCGCATCGCTTCGGCGTTCGAGACCTATCTGTATTCTCGCTATCATGCCACTGTCATTACCACAGCTGACACTGCCACCAAGGGCAACTACACCCTCCATTTCGACAAAGATTCCGGCGACTCGTTGATTCCCAACACCGGCGCCGGTTTCCAGGCGAAAGAGCAGGCTGTCGCTCATGACGGCATCATCAAGAAAGCTTTCGAGAACGCAGAACTGGCCATGCCCAGGCACAATCAACAAAAAGAGTACTATGTACAGGCCAACGGGTCCGACCCGCGCCTAACCAAGCAAGCTCGGTTCTACATTTTGTGCTCCACCGCCCCTTCGGCAGCCTACGACATGGACGTCTGGATCAATTGGACGTGCACCCTCCGTCTTCCCGCCATTGACGGTCCATCGGAGTCTGGTGCCGGCGTCAGCACGTTCTACGCCCCACATTCTTCATCCACGGCCGCCAATCCCTTCGGCACGGCCATCCCCACCGCCGTCCCATCCTCCACCCAGACTGGCATTGGGATTGGTTACAACGGCACTGACTCGTATGTCTATTGCCGCCAAGGTTCGCGCTCCATGGCTGAATTCAACATGGTCACCCTCATGACTGGCGCTGCCACCACCACCTTGACCCATGCCTTCAGCTCTAATCTTGCTGCCGTCCCCGGCGCCTACGCCGCCAACGCCGGCTCCGGCACCACAGCCCTTCTGGATGTCCACACCCTCCGGTACAACGGTACCCCTACGACCGTCGCCC